GCTCTACTTCTTGCTCATATATCTCAGGAAGATACTGTTGTGCAAAAGAGGAAAAATTCGCTCCAGCAGGGTTATTGAATTGTAAATAATTTGTTGAAAGAGCCTGTTGTTGTTGACTCGGTGTAATTGCCCCAAACGAGGGGATGACATTTGCCATAGTTAATTAATTTTTAATTGTTAAATTTTCTGTTTTTAATTTTAAGTTTTGAAGAATCAACTCCGCTAATAGCTTTAATTTTCATTCCACCAAAAGTAATTTCTCCCGCAGCTGTTTGCCTAGGTTCTGTTGTAATGTTTTTGGATTTAGCAATTTGTTCTTTAATAGCATCTGTTTTACCTTGCTCATAAAAATGACTTGCCATGGTATCCGCATTTCTGGCAGCGTAAATAGCTTTGTGATAACCAGCAGGGTTTTTCATTTCACCTTTTTCATTAAGGAACGTCCCTACGAAATCAGATAAATTTTTCTGCTTGTCAGCCACTACAGAGGGATCTTTAATTCCATACTTAAAATTTTTATCTCCTAATTTAAAATCAAAACCTTTGAAATCATTAGTAAAATAATTATTAGTACTTTGAATAAAGTTCTCTCTGACGAGCTCGTTAGCTTGTTCGTCTTCTTTGTATCGGTTAAAAAAGTCAGTAGCTTTTTGTTGATCTTGAGTTATACCAGGTCTCAACTTGATTTCCTCGTAATATTTACTCTTAGTATTCTCTAAAAAGTTTTTGGCTTTTGCAACTTCTTCTTTAAACGCAATTTTTCTTTTGCGTATATCTCTATCATCATCTATCTCTTCATCATAACTAAATTCTTCTAATAAAAGACTTACATCTTCTGAATCTAAATGAGGTTTTGTTTGTTTATAATATTCTTTAATTAGCGTAGTATTATCTACGTTAGAATAATCAGCATTTAATCTAGCGTAATCTTGTATATCACCTCCAGTTTCTTCCATGAACTTTAAAAGCTTGTTTACTCCTTCTGGCAATTCCTGTGTAACGGTTTTTGTTTCAATTGCAGGTGGTTCAATTTGCTTAGATATATTAACTTCATCAGCAACTTCATCAATTTGTTGTAAAGGTGAATTTACTTCTTCTTCAACATCCTCACTGGAAGCGATGGACTCTTCGTGTGTTTCTCCCACTTCTTGCAATCCCACTCCGGATTGTTCTGTGCGTAACACGCTTTCCTCTGTGCTTGGTTCTTGAACGGCATCTGTTTTTTCTTTTTGAGTTTCTTCTTTTTCTGGAAGATTACTTAGATCGATTTTTGTTATATTAGATACTTTACCTAAATCTTTAAATTTTGGAGTTTTATTTTTTATTTTAAACTCTCCTTCTTGTTTTACTTCTGTTGACATGATATAATAAAATTAATTAATAAAAATTACCTTGGGCCAAATTGTTCTAGGCCAAACCCATCTAGATTATCATTTCCTGATGATTCAAAATCTTTGGGTAATAAATCGTTTTGACGTTGATCTATAAGTTCTGATTGTTGAGTTCCTTGAATTCTAACTCTTTTATCTTTACGATCTTCTATTTCTTGTTCTTTTTGTGTATTAGATTGAACTTGCATTTGAGCTAATTGCATTTGATAATTAAACTCTTCAGCCATTAATTGTTTTTTAATTAAAGCCTCTTGTTCCATTCTTTGTATTTCAAAATCAGATTTAGCTTTTTCAATTTGAACTTTTGTTTCAGCTAAAGCTTGTTGTTTTTGAACCTCTGCCATTGCAGCCGCTTCAGAAGCTTGCGCATTAGCTTGTCCTTGTGCTGCTATATTAGCTTGTTGTATTTCTTGTTCTTTTTCTTGTTTTTTAATTCTTTTGATTTTCAATAATTGATTAGCTAGTTTAAGATTATTTATTTGTCTTAAATCTATAGCATCTTCTAAATCAATACCACCTTGTTGTAATGAAACTTGTATATTTTGTTCTAATTGTTGTCTTTCTTCTTCATCTGGTTCAAGTTCTAGAAATATTCCAAAGTCATGCAAACATACTTTTTCTATTTCTTCTAAAGTGTTTACGTTAAAACTGCTTATACTGTTTAATAAAGATTCCCTTGTTAATGGAAATTCTAAAGCATCATTAACTCTTAAACTTATATTTTCAGCTGTTTTAATAGTTATATACATTAAAGAATTTAGTATATGTCTTGTAGCTGTGTTTGAATTTGCTGCTGCTAATTTTTGTAACCCTACTAAAGCATTTTTATCAGGAGTACTTGCATCTCTAGCCTCGTTTAATCCAGTGGTATCTCTTATCATTTGCAGGTAATACTGATAAGTTTGTATTAAAGCTTGTATTTTAGCTAAACCATTAGAAGATTGCAATTCTTGTATAGGAACTTTACCTCTGTTTAATTCACCATCTTGCGTTAAAGATCTACCAACAATACTTCCAGTTTGGAAATACATATTTAAAGCTTCTGCTGGGTTGTAGTTTGTTCCATTACCTAAATCAACTTCTGCAAGCCCATCCATATCTAAATATACACCATCTGGAACTACACGAGATAATACTTGTTGTAATTTTAGATGTGTTAATTGTATCATATCTGCAAAACTAGTTATTCTATTAACTAAAGAATCTACTTTACCTTTGTACATTCTAGGTGCTGAAATAGAATAACTCATATTAACTTTAGTAGTATCTGAATAAGGCCTAGTCATGTTTTCAGCAAACTTCCAGTCTAACACCTTACTCATTCCTAAAACTTTAGCTCCAGTGTATAAAACTTCAATACTTCTAGACACACGTTCAAAATTTTCATTATCTGGCGGGTTAAAAGAATCATCTTTTTCAATAGTCTTTTCAAGACCTTGCTCAGTTGTTTTAATTTTAAACACTTGATTAGTATAAGTTTTATATTCAAAAAACAATATTGATACTAAGTTATTATCATCTCCTCCTGCAAAATTTCTTACATAATTACTATACTGAGATGGTCCTTTGAATTTTTGTATTTCTTCTAATTCACTATCTGTTAAATAAGAAAATTGTCTTTTAACTTCAGATAAAGTTAAGTTTTTAACTTCTCCAACATAATATATATCTTCAAAATTAGGATCTTCTGTGTAAGAATAAACTATTGAAGCTGGATCTACGTAATCTACTGTAACACCTTCTGATAAATTAAAACTTGTTTTTGCAACTCCAATACCAAGAACCGTTAAATCATAAGCTATTCTTTTTTTATCTTCATCAAATTTATTTGATTCAAATACATTTTTTATTAATTCCTCTTCAGCTATCTCAATAGATTGTTTGTAACTTAATTGCATCACAAGATCTAATTGTTCTTGATTTCTTGGAAGTTCATCTGGTTTTGAAGTATTGTAAAGATCAACTCCTATTTCTTGTTGTACGGTATCTACAAAATTTTGAGAATACATGTCTTCCATTATAGAAGCTGCATAATCAGTTCTTTCTTTTAAAGCAAAAGGATCAGTTGCAAAAGATTTTATTTCATAACCTTTATCTGTCATACCATTCACTACAATATCTACAAACTTTGGTATTACTGGTACTATTTTCCAATCTAAATTTAAATAAGACAAATCACCATTTATAGATAATTCATCTTTATATTTTGAAACGGGTTGTTCCCCTCTAGCATATAATCTTAAACTATGATAGTTTTGAAAATTCTGTAAATATCTATCACCGCCTGTATCTTGTCTGAACCATTCGTTTTCAATGGCTTGAGCCACTCGTAACCCATAGTCATAACTATTCTTTACTGAATCAGGTACTACCTGGTCTGGGAACGAACTGTTATAATTTGTGTAAACCATTTATTTTTAAATTATTTTTGATGTAAAGCCATCGTTGTTATATTTCTTTATTCCTAAATTAACAGGTTTAAAAACTCTTTTAGCAACCGGTGCGTATTTATTTTTATTACAAGCCATTATAGCTAATCCAGAACTAATTGAGGCATCAAACTTTGTTCTATTACTTAGATTAAACTTAGACCAATCATTTAGTGTTCTTATAAAATACATATCTCCATATGTATTATTGTTAAATCCAATATAAGAATCTATGTAACTTTCTATTGCAGCTGCGTGCGCTTGCTTCATATCTTCACTGGAGTTTGGTACACCACCAATTTCTCTTTCAGTAACAGATAATTTATTATAGGTTTTATCTGGTCTGTTTATTGAATAGCCTCTATAACCTCTTCTTTTTAAATAATATAATAGCCTAGGTTTGTTATTCTCTGCTAAGATAGGCATTCCATAGAACACTAAAGCCATTAATACATCTTCAAAAAAGGTTTCTGCGTTATCAGGTCTTGCAACGTATTCTAAAAAAAACATATTAGGTGGTACATCTTCCATAGAAAACTTAGTTAATCCATGTAAAGAGCCTTTAGACCCTCTACCGTCAACTGTACCAGATATATCGTAACTATCACATCCAAATGCGCCACAGTGTTCATTGCCTGGATATTTAGCTCCATTCTTTAAAATCATTCTGTTTTGCATTTTATTATCAGGTACCCAAGAAACAAAAAATCTTCCTTTGTTATTTGGTACAAACATTACTGTTGTGTCTCTGACACCACCCATCCATTGAAAATTACCTTGTGTTACTAGACTTGAGTGTTTAATGTCTTCATTATAATCTATTTGTTCGTAAATCTTAGTCAGATTAAATAAAGATTGTTTAGTTTCATCTCTGAACGCGTGCTGTATAGTTCTTGGAAACTGTCTATAAAATTCATTTAAAGCATCTTGATCTGTTTTTAAACCATCTACTTCGTTTTGCCAGTAATCTATTACACCTATATCTACTTCACTGTTGTCTATACTTTTTACTGGTTTTTCCGGTGTATCGAATATAGGTACTCCAAATTTATCAATGAATCCCTCGTAGTTCCATTCCATAGGTATGAACAAAGAATATAATCCTGAGCTAGTCTGTCCGTTGCGGTTTCTTTTAGTAACGTTTGAATTTTCATATAATCTTTTAAAGTTTTCTCCTCCTTTATCTAATGCATTTGATGTTGATCCCATCATACACTTACCTACTATTCTGCTACCTAATCTTAACGTGGTTTTAGTTACTCGCCAGTTGTTTAATATATTATCAGGTCTTTCCCATTTACCAGATTCATCATGTACTAACAACTTTAGTTTTTCACCGTCATAACTGTTATCTCCTGTGTTCTTCCAGTCAATAGTAGTATCTAATCCTTCAATATCTTTTAACTGCTCGTTTAATTCTATTTTTCGTCTAGTTAGTTTCGACGCCGGGACCCTGTACGCAAGCTCTGTCTTCGGCCTGTCCATCCCGTCTTGTACCGGCTTGAAGAAGAA